CTGTATGGTCGATCAGCTCCTCAAGTAGCATGGATTACGCGCGTACGGCTTGGCGCTCCGCTTTGGACTTCTGCTCGGCTTGGAACGCAGCGTATTCGGCCGCGGTGGCCTTACGCTCGACGGCGTAGGGAAACCGATGGCTCGGGCGCGTAATCAACCCGCCCTCGGACTGGATCGTAATTTCCTCGACCGCATTCTCGAGCACCTGTGTAAAGCAGTTCGGAATGATGACCTTGTCGCCGCGGGGCACTTTGATACAGAACCCGTTCACCGAGATTGGCACGTAGGCCAAGTCGTTCTTGTTCTGGCCGCGGAAGATCGTAACTACGTCGTAGTCAATCGGGAAGCCCTGAGTATCGACTGGGAGTGACGTGTCATCTTCAGGCAGGATCGCGATCATGCGCGCGGCACGCGCTTCAGCGAGCAGCTTCGCGTAGACTGCTTCTTCGTCAAACTCGTTGGCTGCTTGCGCTTCAGCCTTGGCTTTAAGGCGCGCAACTTTTTCGCGCGCAGTCTCGTTCACTGCCACTACTTCTTCCGGAATACCAAATGCGTTTGCTTCACTCATGCCCGTCTCCAAGTAAATTACTTTGCCCCGGCTTCTTCGAATGCGGTATCGAACTCGGACTCGGGCATGTTCTCAAGACTGCCCTTCACGAGCTTCAATACTTCAGCCACGCTCTTTGCGGCGTAGCTTTTCGTGCAGTCCCCGATATAACAATCCGTCATACCGGGGTTCTTCTTTTTAGCGTCTTTCTGCTTCTGCGCTATCGCCTCGAAGTCTGGAATCTCGACTTTGTAGCCGTTCTCCAACGTTTCGACGGAAATGCGATAGCGCTCGTAGCTCACGGCGATTTAACCGATTGCTTCCCAAACCATCGTGTCGTTGTCGGTGGCAATGCCGCCGGAGAACGTCACCACGACGGTGTTGCTCGACGCGCTCGGGTTGATGTTGGCTGTACCGTCGGTTTCCAGCGTGACGGTGCCGTTCGCAGCGGTCTCGAGGAAATTCGCAGCGGCCATGCCAGCAAACCATTCTTGCCGGACGCGGTCGGTGCAGTTGATCGCGGTGAACTTCTTCGGCGCGAAGCCGAGATTGATCGTCATAACGCCGCCGGTGATCGTCATGTTGCTAACGGCATCCGAGTCAGCGATCCCGCCAGTGGCAGCGGCGGTCGTCGCCGGCGTGGTCGCGGAAGTCACGGTCGCGGCGGTGTAGGTGCCGGAAATGGTGCCCTGCGCGCGATTAACCAGAGGCGGGGTGCTGTACTTGTGTGCTACGAGAGTGGTGGTAAGTGCCATAGTTGCTGTCCTTAGAAAGGGTTTGAGGGGGCCGCGTTTTTAATAGGCGGCCTTCTCGGGATGTCGACTACTACGCTGTGACTGCGACTTCCAAGCGATAGACCCACAGGTCGTTCAGGATCGCGCTCGTTTGCGCCGTCTTCCAGCCCACTGTTCCGCGCTGGTTCAACGGATCGGCAGTGCCCGAACTTCCGGGGTTGTGGACGATCAGAGACATCGCATTGGTGCCCTTCAGCGGGACGATGCCGTAGGCATCTTGCGCGAGGTAGAGAACCGGGTACACGTCGGCACTTGTTGCCGAGGTCGACTTCATGGCGCCCTTGGCACCGCCGCCATCGGCGAACGGAGTGAACAGGATGCTGCGCACGTAGCGCACGTTCTCAACCGACCCGATCTCGTTCACCCACGGGCTCGCCGAGCCGTACTGCTTGACGGGGATGAAACCGGTCATGCCGCGGATATCGTTCTCAACATCCGAGTGCACGAGCGCGACAAACGCTGCTTCGATCGGCTCAGTGCGGAAATTCGGGTTGCTCGAAACGATTTCCTTGATGAACTTTCCGCGTTGGCGGATAAGCGCCGCGGTGGCTTTACGCTGCCCGGCGAGAGTGATAACGGTGTTGACATCGGTGCGAACCGTGCCGTTGGCGTAGCCGACGTTCGTGCCCGCTTTTAGCACGTTGTAACGGATCGTCTCGACGGTCTCGCCTGCTTGCTGCATGCAGAGCGCGCCGTATTCCTTCAGGAGCGGGTCTTCGTGCGTGTCGAGGATGAAGCCGGTGAACGGGATAAAGTCGCCGTATTCAGCCAGCGTGCAGGTCACGTCGGTGATCGTGGGCTTCTGACCAGACGGGGTCACGCCTTCAACGAGCGCGGTAGTCGCGAGCGACAACGCTTCGTAGCGCCGGAACTTGGCAACAACGCTCGACTTCGTCGGCAGCACGAACACCTGGCCGAACTTTTCGAGCAGCAAATCAGCATGGCCGCGCTTCAAGAGCGGGGCAACGGCATAGGCCGCGGTACGCGGCGAGATATCGCCGTAAACTTGGGGTGAAGTCATAGCAGTGTCCTTTTCGGAACGGTTACGTTTTGGTGTTGCTTTACTTCGTAGCCGGCACTGCTATGGCGCCGCGCAAACTGTTACTGCAAAATCTTAGTAGTCGCCGAGCAAAATCCAGGTTACTTTGATCGTGCCCGTCCAGGTCTGCGTCGCATCGCCATCGACATCGGTGGTGGTCGCGTACGCGGAGTTCAAATACATGGCGGTGGCGGTCGTATGGCCGTCGAACTGGGCCGCAGCCGCAGCAAGCACCGGGTTGACCGCGGTGCCCGCGACGTTGATCGTGGCACTCGAGGTGAAGGCGGTCGCCGGAGCCATGTCGACCATCGTGCTCGAAAGCGTGGTGTTGGATGCCGTCACGGAACCAAGGGCCAGCGACCCGGTTGAACTCGCGTTCAGTGTGGCGCCGGGAGCAACCGAACTGGTCGTTTTCTGCGCGAGCGATGCAACGCAGCCAAGGACCAGGATGCGGCCCTCAGGGAACGTGATGAGCTTCGTGCCCTGATACTCGGTACCGTTGACAACTGCTTGCGCGACATCGGTCAGTATGAGCAGCGTCTGGCGGATCGGAGTGAAGCCCGCTTCAGAAGCGACAACGCCGTTCGCGTTGACGGTGACGCTCGAAGCAGAGGCGCCCTCGAACGCGTCGACCATTGAACCAAATGCTTTTTTCTGGTCGAGCGACAGAAGGGCTTGTTGGATAAAGCTGCGGTCGATAGTCATGTAATGATGTCCTTTATTTGCCTGCTTCTGCTAGTTCCGCCGCTTCGGCGAACGCCCCGTCGAAATCGTTCGGGTCCGCCTGTCCTTTGGTGCCTGTCGTCGTTCGCTTCGAGCCGACGGGAGTTAAACTCGCCGCCTCGCTCTTGGCTTTCGCCGCTGCCGCATCTGCCGCCGCCTGCTTCGCTGCATCTGCCGCTGCTTTGGCAGGATCGGCCACGACTTTCGTCGCGTCCTTGTAGTTCGTTACCAACTCGATCACGCTCTGCGCGTCGCCCTCGTCGTACACCGCCTGCATGTGCGGCCGTAAGTACGCGGGCTGGGTCTTGATCCAATCAGGAACCTTCGTGATAACCTGATCGTAGTCCGCGTGCGCCGCTTTCAACTTGGCGACGTGTTGCTCGAGCGAAGTGTGCTGAACTTGGGTCGCTAAAGGTGCAACATCCTTATGTATTTGTTGTAACACGGTCTGAACCGCAGCGTATACCCTCGCGTTGATGTTCCGGTCAGTCGACTTGAACTGAGCCTGCATCGCAGCGAACTCGTCGGGGAACTCTGTCTTGAATTTTTCAATCTGTTCTTTTTCGCGATCGGTCGGAACGTAATCGGTGATCGACTCCTCGAACTTTTCGCGCGCGGCCTTCTGCGCAGCGGTTTCAACCGGCGGGTCTTTTTTCTTCGCGGCAAGCGCCGCCGCTTCATCGGCAACCCGTTGCGCGGCGAGTGTGTCATCAACTATTTTTTTAGTTGCGGCATCAGCGGCTTCTTTTACCTTGGCATCGGCTTCGACCTTCGCAGCGTCCTCCGCCGCCTTTTTTTCTTCTGCGATCTGCTCGGGCGTCTTGGCCTTATCGGCTTCGGCCTTCGCTGCGGCGTCGTCCGCGGCTTTCTTGGCATCTGCATCCGCCGTCGTGGCCGCCAGTGCCGCGGCGTCGTCTGCTGATTTCTTGACATCTGCGTCCGCCGTCGCTGAAGTGTCCGCCGCTTTAGCAGCAGCGTCGTCAATAACCTTCTGCGCGTCGGACTTACCCGTATCCGCATCGGCCTCGGCTACCGCTTCTGCAAACGCCTTGTCGAAATCGTCAATCGTGTCATCCGCACCCATCACGCACCTCCATCAGATTTAATTCTCGGGCCATCATCCAGCAGCGTTATGAGCCGGTTCAACAGGCGCTGCTCGCCCTGCGCGCGGAATAACTCCTCACCCACCATGCCGGGCCATTTACGGTTAAGTTCAGTAGTCGCGTCCCACAGATAATTGCGGAATACACCGAGTCCTGTCTCCGTTCGCAGCGCAAATATCTGCGTTTCCTGCGTGTGCCGTTCCTGTTTACTTAGCGCCACTCTTAGCTCCCATCTTGGCTACTTTTTTATGGTCCACTTCAACCTGTGCAGCACCCAGTGCGTGATCGCTGACGGTCTTCACCGCCTCGTTCGCAACTCGGGCTGTGTCGTTGTCCAACTGCTGCCCCTGATGCAGCGCATCCACAACCGCCTGGAAGACCTCGATGCCCATCTTCCCATCCGCCTTGTGTGCCTCGGCCACCTTCTTGAACGCGGCTGCCAACACATCCTGCACTTGTGCGTTTATGAGTTCCTTCTGCAACTCGGTCTGCGCCTGATGCGCGTCCTGCGTCGCCTTGATCGTCGCGGCGGCCTCATCCTTGCTAACGAGTAGTTCGTCGGTCGGGATGTCGTTCGCCTTCGCGCGCTGCTCGAGCAGGTTTCTCACGTTTATGTGTGGTCGCTCATCCTCCGTGATCCCGGCGCGGAACGCTTCGAGCGCTTGTGACAGCACTTCCTTGGCAATCAGGCTGGTCGAACCGCGGGCGATGATGTTGTGATCCCCATCGCGCGACGGGTTTGGGTCGAACTTGGCGTTCCACGCAACGAGCGCAGAGATATACGAAACCGTGAACAAATCGTAATTCCGCACGGTGTCGCGGATCGGGAGTGCTGCGGCGCCGAGAAACATGCTCGCGTTGCGCTGCGTGCGAAGCGCCTCGCTCCCGCCACCGGACACGTCGCCGAGCGAAGGCGGCGGCAACCCGCTCTCCTTGTCCGCAAACTCCATGAAAACGTTCAGAAGCGCGATCGAGTCCTGCAGATGACTGTCAATGGTCAGATTCTTTATCGCGGCGTCGATATTCTGGTTGCCGTTCAATCCCTCAACAAACCATGATTTGTTCTTACGGAGTTTCGGGTCTTGGCCCGGCGCGAGCGTGTCCAAATTAATCACTGCCATCGGGCCGCACACGCTGTTGTTGTCGAGCACCGAACGCACAACCTCGTTGATAGACAACTGTGAGTCGCGCAGCGTGTCGCACTGCCCGTTGCCGAGGAGCGACAAGTCATCATCCTCGAACACGAACTTATGATAGAACGGTATGCCGCCGAGGGGCGCGAGTTTCGCCTTGATGACCGTGTTGCCAATCATCCAACTGCTCGCCTGCAACGACTTACCCAAGTCCGCATCGGCGATATCGACACCGGCGGCCCGGAGTTCGTGCCCCGACACAGTGCCTTCGTACGACAACACCTCGTACTTGCGGCTCTCAACCGCCGTGTACTGCCGATCGCTTTTTGGCTCGCCCTTCATGACCGACTCCCACCACTGCGGCGTGTAATTGCCAGTGGGGTTCTCGCGCAGCCACTTGTTAACTCGCTCCGCAATGAAGTCTGGCCGCTTCGCCAGTTCCTCAACCTGCACGCGTGTCATAACGTGCCGTTCAAACTCGCCGTCCTGCTTGTCGATCGACTGCGCAGTTAAATCCGGGTAGTAATCCCAAATGCGCAGGAACTCGAATACTGGCTTATAGGTCTCGCGAGTAACGGCCTCGTAGCGCCCAGTGTTTGCGTTCTTCTGCCACGTGCGAACCGTAGCAGCGTTGTGCATCGGGCCTTTAGCGACGCCCACGTCATAGAGCGTGGCGCTGAAGACGACCTTGCGCGCGATGGGGATAAACTGCATCTCCTGCAAATCGTCCTCGATCTTGACTGCCATGCGCTCTGCCTTGCCCTTGGCAAACGCGAGTATGGCCTTCTCAATCTCCTCATCTTCCAGCGTCACTGCGGCCGGGTCACCGCCCTTTGAAGCAACAAGCGTGTCGAGCACAGTCTGCAACTGGTCGGTTGAAAGATCGGGCAACGCGGAGGCATCAACACCGTAGTTCTTCTCAGTGCCTGCCCATAACATTTGCATCAGTCTTGCGACGGTGCCGATGACCTTCCAACGGGTCATTCGAGGAAACGCCTTTGACTTGTCCTTGTCGATCAGCGCCAAAATCTCGGGGTCATGTATTCCGCGGAACTGGCGCAAGTTCTTCATCCACTTTTCTTCTACGGCCTTGCGGTCGGACACATGCGTGCCCCATAGCGCGAACAGGCGCGTGCCGAAGTCGTTCAGTTTTGCTTCATCAATCGTTGGGATGGCGGTTTCCATAATTACCTCGGGCTCGCGTATGCATTATGTGATTCTGGAATAGGTGTGGCATTCTTCTGCTCGGCCTTACGCCGGCCACCGCGCTCATACCACATTGTTCCGTACTCGCAGGCTTCACCCACGTGGCTGGCATCGTTTTTTTCCACATCTGAAGATTCGCGGCCGTCCTTGAACTTCTTGAACATATACTTCCCGTTCAGCGCCTGTATCAACTCCTCGGCGCGGGGATCAACCTGAAACATGGGCCTGCCGTAGTCACCGAGCCGCGACAGAAAATAATCAAGCGCGCCCTGCCGGTGGATCGGGTTGTTGCTCCACGCGAGCTTGACCTGCCCGAGCCCCTTCCTCTTGTAGCGACGGAACACGTCCGCGCACGAGGTCTCGTCTGCCTGCGATCCGCTGCTGCCTGAAGGGTCGCCGGTGACGAACATATCGAAGCCGTCGTAGCGCCCGCGTATCAACGGCAGCAGCCGCTCCTCGATCGCGCGCTCGATCCCCATGCCGAAGGTCGCTATGGAGTCGTGCACAAGCACTTGGCCGAACGCGTTCTGCTGCATGAGCACGAGCGCTGGCGTCAACCCGAAGTCCGCCGCTATCAGCAGCAAGTCTTTCTTGTTCGGCACGAGGGGCGACTTCGCGACGTGGATATGCTTCTGGAACATCGGGTGCACGGGCTTGCCGCCCTTCGAGCGCCCATACTCGCAGAGCACGTACGTGCGGATGTAGTCGTCCGTCTTGTCCGTGATGAGGTGCCGGTAGTAACCCAGCGGTAGGTTCGCAAGATTCTCCGCGTCCGGGTTGTCGAGGTAAGTCCCGTCGGCCTGCTTCAACATCGCCGGAGGCTGAACGTGAATGTCCCAGTCGTTTGGCTTCTTCGTCTTGCCATCGTTGGGATCGAGCCCCGCGAGCATGCTGTGCCAGTAGCCGTCTTCCTCTGGCATGTTAGAGTCGCCCCATATCCCAACCCATGAGGGGCCACCCTCGTTCATCCGGGGGTAACGGCCGACGCGCCCGTCGAGCGCTTCCACGATCTCGCGAGGGATGTCGCGGAACTCGTTGATGTAGGCGCCGGTCAACTCGAGCGAGAGGAGGTTCTTCACGTCCGCTGCATCGTCCAGCGCGCGGAAGATGACCTCGCAGTTCACGTCCCCCTGCTTGATGTAGTACGTCTTGCCGGTCGAGTTGTAGAAGCCGAGCGTGCCGTTGGGGAACCAGTCCATCCACGTTTTTATCGTGGTGTCACGGAGCTGGGGCATCGTGTTACGGACCACGGCGAAGCGGCTCTTACGCCTACCGTCGACAGTGGACGGGCGTTGCGCCTTCGCGCGCCGTGGGATGTCAACTTGAGAGCCGACTGACTTCCCCGAGCCGAACGGGCCGAGTATGAAACGGTGGCGCGCGTCCGACTGCATGTACGCCGAAACTACCGGCGGGAACTTCGCGTTCAGGTCCACTTACAGGAACCCGTGCTCAACCGCACGCCACTCGCCAAACAGGCGGGGCGCTAGTTTGAGTATGTCCTCCTCGGCTTCCTTCTTCGTCGCGTAAGTCTGCGCGACCTCAGCACGGTGCGTCGTGTTGCCCATCCAGCGCGGTTCACACGAGCCGTCGAAGTATCGTGGCCCGCGCGACTCGGCTGCGTCATAGACGACTTCGATGAGCCAGACTACCTTCACTCGACTGGCACTCCGGTGGCGGGGGTGACACACCAGACGGTCGGAATACTGATCGGCGGATAACTGGGCGTCGACGGCTGCGGGATAGGCTGGTACGTTGGCGTGTACACCGCGCCGGGGAAATTCGGATTATGGTAATGCACCTCGCGGGGCGCGTGCTCAAGCGCGCGGATGCGATGCTCGTAGGAACTTATAATTGTATTCACCCCCGACAAACGGGCCTCAAGCACTCGGATTTGCTCGCGCACTTCTGCAAGCAAGTTGAGGATTTCCAATGCGCTACGCTTAGTCGTCATGCAACCTCCGGTTCGATAGTTACGTCCTGCCCCATCCGATGCTGAAACCGCGTGCCGTCCATGCGCTCGTACGTTGTCGTCGCGTCCTGATCGTGGATGAACCGGACCAACTCTCGCCGGCGACGCGAGTCGAGCGGGCCGATGAGTATGTGGTCAAGGTTCATCACCTTCTCGAGCGCGTCGGCCAGCGCCTCGTGCGGCGAGTTGTCCGCGCCGTTCTCGTTCGGCCAGCAGCGCGGGTGGATGAAGACGCGGGCGCTAGTCATAGAAGATGATGAGCAGCGCCAGCGCGGCTACGATCGTTATGATAACTACTGTCATCTCGGCTCCCTCCACGCTCTGAATCGTAGCCCGCGTGTGGTCAGTTGATACTGCACGATATGCTCGAGCTTGCAGTCGCAGCACTTGAGGAGATGCACGTACATCCCGTTCTTGCGCTGCTTGAAGCGCGACGACCACTCACCGTCGGCGAGCTTGCGAGCGCGGCGCTTCATTTGTCCGACCACCGACGCTTGAACTGGTTGATACGAAGTGCGGAGCCCGGCGCGCGCAGAACGGAGCGCACGGTGTCCGCTTCGCGCGCCATCGTGACTACCATGCGGACGAGTTCAAAAACGGACTTGTCCACATCGTTGTACTCGCCGAGTTCAGCCCGAAGTTCGAGCGCGAAAGTGTTGAGTTCGGTCATGACTTTTTCTTGGGCATCGCAGCGCCGTAACTCTTGCCGCCGGCTTGGCGCTGCACCGAGAGCGCGATCGCAACCGCCTGCTTCTGCGGTCGACCCGCGGCCATCTCGGTCTTGATGTTCGTGCCAACGGACTTCTTGCTGCCTGACTTGTCGAGGGGCATGGCTAGTTCTCCAACACGACGGCTTTGATCTTGCGCGGCTTGTCGGTGATAGCGCTGGCACCGGAGTACATCCGGTTCATATCCAGTGCGCGATGCGGCTCTGCGTGCGATTGCTCGAACGGGAGCGGCATGCAACGGAACCAAACTGCAACGACCTTGCCGTAGTTGTCCACTTCCACGTCGAGATGCCCGGTACGATGAATGGTGCCGTCATCGCCGTATCGCAGTTCTTCCTTCGCTAGTGGGCGTTTGGAAACGTCTGTGCTACGACGAACTGTGCGTCGGCGCTCCTCAATCTGAATGTTGATCTTGGTCATAGCCGTCCTAGAAAGTCGTCGGCTTCGCGATGGCGCGAACCGCGGCCATGAAGCCAGTTTGTAAGTCGGTTGCAGCGATCGAGACCCAGCGCTTGTCCGCGGAGTCAGTGAGCTTCAAGTCTTCGATCATCTCGCCGCATGATGCAGCGAGCGACTTAACTGCGTTCATCTGCGCAAGTTCGGCCTCGTTCAGTTCGCGATACCCTTTGATGAGTCGGTGCTGGTTGTCCATCTACCCCTCCTGTTCAATCGTTTGCGTTTCGATCACCTTGACCGGCTGCTGTCCTGCGAACGTGATGCTGAGGTTCAAACCCCCACCCGTCTTGTTGTCGTCCTTCTCGCGCGGCTCGTAGCCGGCCATCTTCGCCGTCCACTTGATCAAGTCTGCGCGCACCGATGACGCGCAGAGCGGATCGGTCGCCATCTCGAAACTGTTCGCGAGCAACTCCTCCGCCTGCGCGCGTGCCTTCTGCTTGAACGAGAGTCCGGACTCGCGCACTTCCGCGGTGATGCGCGCGACGAGTGCTGCGAACGCCGGCGACTGGGTCAACTCAAGCGCCTGCTCCGGGGTGTAGTTGTAGCGCCGGAACACCTCTACCGGGTCGTCCAGATGCAGTGCCAACTCGCACGCGAGCCGCTCGTGCGTAGTGCGATAAATCTCGGGCAGACCCGCGATGCGGTGCTGCTGGCGCGAGTCGATCGTGGGCTCGGGGTCGTCTCCGGCGAGCGCTGGAAGATTGAAGGCGTCGTTCATTGAGAAAAATAACCGAGCACAAGCAGCGGCACGCCGACGCAAAGAAGTATCAGTAAGAATGCGCCGAGCATCAGTGCACCAGCAACGCAACAACGATCACTGCAACACCGACGAGGAACAGGATGCCGCAGGCGACTGCGAACGCGGGGTTGTTCGTGAGGGAGGGTCTCATCAATACTGCCCAAAATAATTTGCGTAGCACTTCCCTCTGCAACAGAAGCACGGCGTCGGCCCGTCGTAGCGGCGCCTGCGACACTTCTCGCGATATGGCCGCGGATCAGTGATGCGGTTGAACACGAGCCGGAGTAGCCAGCGCATCATTACTTCGGCCACACCATCAGGCATGCGAAGACCAAGAGGAGCAGCGCGGGCACCGTTGCGGGTACCTTGCCTGCGATGGCGACGATCGCGCTCACGAGAGACGCGACTGCGAAAATCTGGATGACGGTTACCATTTTTTCCTTGGAAAATTTTTTATTACTGCATCAACTTCTGCCCGACGAACTTGCCCAGCGCCATCAGCATCAGGTTAACTCCCAAGCAGGTCATCACTACAAACAACGACACGAGCAAGCTGTCGAGCCGTGTCGAAATTTTCCCGCGCATAATTTCATTGTTGCACGTGGAGCAGGAAAAGATACCCTTGCGGGTGTAAGAGGTTTTACAGTGTAAAGAACTTTACAGGTTTCAAAATTGTGTGGTGATGCGCGTGATAGGGGACTGCCGGACGGCCGTCTAACTCGTCGCCCCCAAGCCGTCGCCCAGGCCAGGATCGAAAGCATGCTTGTCGAGCCGTGCAACGATGTCGCGGCCGGGCTGTGCAACTAGTAAGGATGCGCTAAATACCTCATTTGCTAAGTCGCTGATTACATGCGTCTAGTAAAGTGAGAATTAGGTCTTTGTCATTGACTTATATTGCTGTCCTACAAGTCCAAATATAAGTGTGCTACACGGTTAAGCGATTGAATACCAAAGAAAAGAATAAGGATAACTATATACTGCTTATACTACTTATATTACTTTGTTACTGTTTATTTCTATGAACCAACCCATCCGGTCAAGTTAAAGTGTTACATGAGGTGTGCGCAAAAGGGCGCTATGCACTGAAATTCGAGTGACAAAGTAATATAAGTAAGAATTTACGCCCATAACACATTGAAACCGCGCAACTAGTCAATTAGTAAACACAATAGAAGTAAGACGAATAGGCAGTTAAGTAAATAAGAAGCAGGAACTAAAGGTTACGCGCTACTGTCCTATGTTCTTAACTACATGACAGAGGCCCTATGAAAACACCTACGCTTGAATGTATTTGCTGTGGCCGCACCTTACCAATGCTCCTAACTTTCCGACCAGGCGAGCCCATTTGTTTACGTTGCGAGGTGCTATCACCGGCGGAAATAGCGCGCACTTCACGCGCAACAATGCAAATACAGATGCAGACTAACATCGTAAACAATAACGCCCGAGCTGACGCAGACGCTAAACTAACGCGCCGGCAGTCTAAGAAACTGGCATTACTGGCGCGCATTGCCAAGCATGGCAAACGATGCAGCTCATGCCATGGCATTAAGCCTGCGGATAACTTCTATGCCAATGCGGCGCACGGTGATGGCCTGCAGTCAACGTGTAAGCTATGCCATACCACGCATGAGGTGCTAATGAAACAAGGCACCTCGGTGGCAGTATGGCGCACTAT